AGTACCGTGTTTAGCCAGTTCGGTAAACGTGGATCAGTTTCTTTGCGCCAAGTGAAAGCCATGTGTGCTCCTATGTCCCCACTGGGAACGGTGCTGTTGGTAAAGTTGTTGGTATCGTTGCAGTCAAATGTTTAATAGCTTGCTGCTTGTTATATGCTGATTTGGCAAGGGCATCATAATCGGTCATGTTTTCTTTAACTCAGCTATTTCAGCGGTAAGTTCTTTTATAGCTCCGACAAGATAAGCAAACATATCATTCTGCCAGCCGATAGTCATTGTTTCATCAACTATAAATTCTGATTCTTCCGCAGTTGGTATGTGAGAAGTTACCGCATTGGGAAGTATTTTTTGCACATCTTGCGCTATAAATCCCACTGTAGGTTCGTTTTCTTTTACGATCTTCCAGTCGTAAGACACTGGATTAAGTGAATTGATTTTTTCGAGAGCGCCGACAAGTGGGGTAATATTTATTTTTAGACGTGAATCTGAAATAGATCCCCATGAACCACCTCCGGTCTTAAGTGCTGTTCCATCACCGGCGAAAGAATAAGCATAAGCAGGTGAACCCCCGTTATTAAATGTAAGCACATAAGCTTGGTTTGCTAGTGCAGATCCGGTTGCTGAAAAGTAAAGTGAAGTATTTACATTGGATCCTACTGTAGAACTATAAAAGTTAATTGACGCAGTACCTAATGCTAACGAAGTAGTTGAGGTTGCGCCAATATAAGTTGAATTTTGAAAATAATTTGAACCAGTGTAAAGATAGTTCCCTGCAAGAGTGGTTCCTGATGTCCATGTTGTACCATTGGACACCATAATATTACCTGACGTAGAGGGTGCCAGACCTGCTACCGGACTCGTACCGTTTCCTATTAGTGCATAACCAGTAGTAAGTGAGGCGTTTCCAGTTCCTCCGTTAGCTACTGGCAGAGTGCCGGTAACTTGCGTGCTAAGGTTCACGCCGCTAAGGGTACCACCTAAAGTTAATGATCCTGCCGCAGTAACAGTACCAGTGAGAGTTATTCCGTTAACCGTACCAGTACCAGATACAGAGGTTACTGTCCCTGATGATCCAGGAGCCACCCAACTACTTGAAGTGCCGTTAGTTGTTAAAATATTTCCGCTATTTCCTGTTTGTGAGGGCAATAAGGCGTTAATAGCTCCAGATGCGGTAGATGCGCCCGTACCCCCATTGGAAATGTTAAGGATTCCGCCAAGAGCCAAACTACCACTGGTAGTAATTGGTCCACCCGTTAAAGTAAGACCTGTTCCACCTCCAGAACCTGATACCGAAGTAACCGTTCCTCCCGCGCTTGAACTAGCGGTAAGGGTTCCACCTGAGAAACTTAACCCGCTGCCAACAGTTATGGCGCTGATTGCGGTTCCGTTACCTTGAAGAATTCCAATGGCGTTACATGAGATAGTGATATTGGGTGTTGTAGTTGATGTCGCAACAGACCCTGCAAACCCGTTTGCCGTGGCAACAGCAACTGAAGTTACAGTACCCGAACCTGCCCCCGGAGAGCCTGTAGCCCCCCTAACTCCAGAAATAGAAATAACCCATGACGCATAAGTACCAGACCCACCTATAACGGTTACATTAACGGTGAGAGAAGTTCCTGAATATGCCGTAATCTGACCGTAGAAATAATTGGAAGGCGTTGTAGAATAAGAAACTGTAACCCATTGCCCAACTACCCAAGCGATATTGGCTTGTGTCACAAAGGTAAAAGACCCCGTACCAATAGTCCGACTGGTAAGGCTTGTTCCTGATATAACAGGCGTAGAACCCGCAGGTCCTGCTGTACCCACTAACCCATCCCATGTTCCCAAAGTATTAAAAGCGGAGTCCATGAGGACAAATTTATAGCTGCTGGAATCAAACCAAATTTCATTCGGCGGACGACCTGCGGAATTCAAGATAATTGGATTGGCGTTTGCTACAGACAAAGATGAATCTGTCCAAGTCGAGTAAGGAGTAGTACCCCCTGCCAGATAGGTGTAAAGTAATCCGCCAGACAATACGGTTCCTTGGTTGCTGAAGGCTTGCCAACCGGCACCGAATGAAGGAGCTATATACGCTGTTGTCATTTAATGTGCTCCAAGACTACATCAGGAGTTACAAATCGCTCGTCTTTATGTTCTACAAAACACCACCATAAAAATTGATTATCCACTAAAACATCCTTATTTTTCAAGAGATTAATATTTTCTGAATGTCCGAATATCAATGGATCAGATACAGACCATAATACTATACCCGGTTTACCTTCAAGCCATGCCAAGTGTTGAAAAAAGCTATCACAACCAATCCACGTTCTACATTCTTTAAGAAGCGCTTTAAGTTCTAAAATTGGCAAGTTTTTACGAAAGTCTGAAACCAATTGTTCTTCGCCATCTATCCCGATTTGAATTATAGGCTCGTCAATTCGGGATATAAGTTCTCGCCAATAAGAAGCGGANGGGCTTTTTGGATTTTCACGTTCCAATTTTTTGGAATATGGGGAAATTATAATCATAGGTATAACTTCCGATAGGCTTTTTCTAGCGAGTCTTTCCACTTCCATTCATCCATCTTTTTATAGATGTTCCATTGATCCAGATTTCCGAATAGGGACTCAGCTTCGGCTATAGATTTTCCGGGGACGACTTCGGGATAACAGGTAAAGATCGCTGGATTCTTAATCTCAGGTAGAATTTTGCTAAATACTAAATGATCGCCAAGGCCACTATTAAGCACCACTACAGTCTTATCCTTAAAATTAACCATGTTCCTGAAAATCTGCTCGTCGTGATGGTACATTTCTTCTTTATTTTCACTGCGAATACCACCTTCAAAATTCCTTAAATGCCATATAGCTGCATTGGGAACCGCTAAAAGTTTGTAACCTTTGAGGAATAATCCATAGGTAAAGAGCGTTTCTTCCCGATGTGCAACGCGAGATAGACCTAGATTATAGTCATGGACTCCGGCTCTATAGAGAAATGAGCAATGGAGATGTTCAACTTCTTTGACAAAAGTTATAGGACTCCATTGGATGTTAGGTTCAGTATCAATGTTTTCAATTTTTCCTGTAGGTGCGAATTGTTCAAATTTAAGCGGGGGCGTTAGGATTGCACCTCCTACTGCACCAACAAATTTATTGATATGAGAAAACAGAGTTTCTAGGACATTAGGTTCTGGTATTGCATCATCATCTACACGCCAGACAAAATCATAACCCATAGTGTTAGCCGATTGATGAATGTAGTTTTGGCCTTTCTTTTCAGCAAAAAGCCATTCCCACTTCACACCTTTAATATCTAACATTTGGAAGAAATATTGATAGATCATTTCCTTCCGCATATCAAAAGGCGCATCGTTATCATCAAAGATGATTAACTTATCAGGCAGGCGCGTCTGATTGATAATGGCGTTCAGCACCAAGGGCAGCGTAGTGAAATACCTGCCTCGCGTAGCCACTGAACATAGAATTTTAGCCATTAGTCCACCGGCATATCATCAGATTAAGACGATTCTTGTCATCAATGGGCATAGCTTTATCCGATATTTCACCGGCTTCATTGATGTAGTTAAATTCAAATCCGGGGAAGTGTGATTCATTAAGACCATGCAGCTTGTGATGCGGCCCCCAGAAACCCACAGGTTCATTCATGGGCACTGTAATTAACAGACGCTTGCAATGGTTCTGCAATTTTCTGACTATTTTCAGTCCGGTATCAAGGTGCTCAATGACTTCAAAAGCAACTATGGTATCGTATTGTCCAAGCGGGAAATCATTTATGTCCGCGCTGATAAATTCAGCGTTATAGCTCCACTCCTGTTCTTTGGCTACTTCTATAATGATAGGGTCATAGTCCACTCCGGTGTACTCAATATCTTTTGGGAAGAATTGAATACCATAGCCATCAGTACAGCCAATCTCTAAAATTTTATTGCCAATGCGATTCTTATTGGCCCATTCATAGCGCGTGACTTCTCTTGGAAACACCGGATCGCCTTTAAGAAATACAGCGCGCTCCCAATAATTTGAAAGCCGCCATCTGTACCAATCACGATTGTATTTCTTAGCCAGACGAAGGGAATTGAGCAGGAATATATTGCTCCAATCTTTGACTAACTCAGTATCGTGCATTGTTCCCTCACCCGCATGATAGATAGGAAAGACACCTGTATAGGTATTATCAGCCCATTTTTTTTCAAACACTTCACAGACTTCAAATCCGGCTTTTTCAGATTCAATGCAGAACTCTGTATCTTCTCCGCCACCAACACCATATTCTTCATTGAGAAGCCCTATGGCATCAAACACCTTGCGATGCACCATAACGCAAAAGAATACCGCAAAATCGCGCCCTGCTGGTTCGGAATGCCCCTTGATGATGCAGGAAATGCCGCACTTATCATTGTCGCTAAAGGGTTTATCCAGCATTTCCAGCCATTGATTCTTGGGCTGTTCAAGCAAAACTGTGTCATTATTGAGCAGCACAATCTTATCTGAATTGCAGACTTTTATGCCTTTATTAGTAGCTTTAGCATAACCCAAAGGGGCGCTATCCCATACTATTTCCAAATTAGGAATGGCAGTTTCAAGATAGGCCAGATAAGCCCTTGTATTATCAGTGCATCCATTAGCAGAAACGACCAACTCGATGTCGGTCATTTCGGTGTATTTAACAATTGAATCAATACAGGGTTTTAAGTATTTATCGCAATTGTTATAGGTTGGTATTACGATGCTATATTTCATAAGCCTTATATTACGCTGTGCCTTCGTTAAAACCACCTGCCTGGTCGGTGTTAGGATTCAAAACCCCGGCAGCGGCAGAAGCATCATCCAAGAACCTGAAAGCAATGGCAAAGCGTCCGTTCAGCTTCCAACCAAACTGAAATTGAAAGTAGGACGGTGACTGGGTAGCACTCCATCGCAGCATGAAATTCACATAGAACGGGAACATCAGCCGTATCTCAAAGATGCCATTCCAGAACATCGTACCTTGTCCAGGTACTCCCGGACCGCGCCCGATCTTGCCGAGTACCCAAGCTCCTGCACGTTTGAAGCCAAGCACAACGCAGACGAGAGGGATAATCACTTCTGTCGGCAACAAGAAC